AGTCGTTACCGCTACTGGAACTGGCAACGACAAGACACCAAAAAACAGCAGGCATTACAACACACCCCCCGATACCTGTACGTAGTAGTCCGACTAGTAGTAGGCAAAGAGTACGGGTGGTGGCGTGGCACAGAACGCAAACACGCTTTCACCCGCGACATCAACAAAGCCTGCAAGTTCCGTACCGCCGAATGTGCCCAAACAACAGCCGACAACAGCCTGCTATACAAACTGGCAGATTACAAGGTGAGCAAAATAAACAAAACCATGTTAGACTAAGACCTGAACTGCCCCATTCCGCAAAGGTTTCCCCTTCCCTAGCGTTGAGTGGGGCTTTTCAATATCCCGAACGCAACACCGAACGCTCAGCAGGGGTCTTGCCACCCCACACACCGTACCTACGTTGCTCAAACTCTTCTGCTTCCATAGCAAACGCAAGACATTGCTTCTTCACAGAGCAACCTTTACACACTGCTTGTGCATCAACGAAAATACCTTTGGTCGAGATACCTGTAGGTGTGTCAGGGAAAAAGATGTTGCCATCCATACCTTTGCACACTGCATCATCAAACCATCCTAAATACTTTAATGCTGTCATCGGTTTAGTTCCCTTTCAATAGAAGCCATGTCACCCTTCAACTGGCTTATCAACTCTTGTAACTGCTGTACTTGCTTTCTTAAGTCAGCAATAATTTCTTCAGTCGTCTTCGTCTTCGTCATATTTGCCACACTGTATCTCCTTTGTTATCAGTTCACCAACACACGGACACGGAGAAGGTTTGCCAATGTCACGCATGGGTTTCCATCACATCATAGTTCGCGTCAGACATTTTTAATAATCGTCCAGTCTTCTCCAACGCAATCCAAGAAGGGGCATCAGGGTCACAGCCACAGCCAACCAGTCTTTGCTTATCTAGTTTCACTGTGAACCCACATTTGTTGCAACGCAACTTGGTTATTTGTTCCACAGTTTTTCTTTCACCATAGCCAAACACCCGATGTACCCTGCTGTGTCCACAATGGTGTCATGTGACCACCTGCCCGCTTCCAATGCTGTCCTAAGACGTGACAACTTCACACTCACCATAAACAAGATGGCTTGCTCAACAGTTAAAGACACACCTGTCAGCCCCTCAAAAATATCGCGGGTCTGCGTATAATCCTCTAATGGGTGGGCGTACTCATCATGTCTGGCACCTGTAATCAAATCGTATGCTTCGGTGAGTACCTCTGCACCATCAGTTGAATTCTCCACGAAACGGATTCCTCATTTCTATAATCGAAAAACTGTTTGCTTCTATTGCTTCCTTCATCTCTTTAGATTCATAGCATCGCATGATATGGATGCAAGGGTCTGAACCTTCCTCAAAATCCACTTCCTCAGTGAGAGACATCGGGATACCGTCATGTGTATGGCATACAGGCGGAGAAACAAACCCCGCCCGCATACCAATCTCTAACCACTGCTCAAAATCAAGCATCATAATATCCATTAGAATGAATCATTCCCAAGAAACGGCACCGCACCAAACTTTTCTGTAACCATCGCAAGGTTACGTTCAGTCTTGTCAGCGAACACAGCGTTGAATCGCATCGTCAAACCGATTTCGTCTGCGAGGATTTTGGTTGTCCACACTTTGTTGCCATCTTTCTCATACGAAGAGATGTCTAACTTACCTACCACAATTACACGGGAACCCTTCTCAATAGAAGACGCCGCAGTTTCTGCCATGTCACCAAACACGGTGACGTTATGCCATGTTGTTTGCTTCTTGTCATCTTTACCTGATGTTGTGGCAACAGTGAAGTTGCCGATTGCTTTACCGTTCGCACCGTATTTCAGTTCGATTGGTTTACCGCAGTTCCCTACGATTGTTATTTGATTGGTCATTTGCCTACCTTCTCTTTCATTGGTTGTCTGTTGGATGATATTCTGTTATCTTCTGCACTAATACACACGTGTGTTGGGGGTTCAGATACACGGACATAAGTGTTTAAGGTCATGCCACAACGGTCACAAAACCATCGCTGTGCTGTACGTCCCTTCATGTTTTAACTATATCAGGGGGCTGGTATCGCCCAAGGATTCCAACCCCACCCGTACCTGTCCATCCCATACTGATGGATGGCAAGCCCTGCCGTAAGGCAGACTGTTGGGTTGAATAGGTCGGCTGGTCGTTGAAGGATGTCTTTTTCGCGTAGCCATTTTGTCCAACTGCCGTTGACCTGAACCAAACAACGGCTTCCTCCGAACGGGTCTTGTCTGTTCCATGCTTTGTTATCCCCTCTGCTTTCTCTGTCAATAACGAAATCTAATATCAGTAAATCTTTTTCAGCCCAACCAACCTGCCGTGCCAACCCCCACCACTTACCTTGTAAAGCGGTAGATGGAACTGTAATTGGTGGTAGTGCTTCCCTTACGTTGCGAATGTTTGTGGTCGATGATGGTGTCCCTTCAGCAGATGGTGCTTCTGCTATTGCTACCGTTGCCCCTAAAGCAATCAAACTTATAAAACTTGCGATGATACGTTTCAACAATTTATTCTCCTAATCGTAGGCGGATAGTGACATCAACTCCTTCACTTGCTCTGGGTATATAAGTATGCCTTTCGCTGGGTTGTCGGATGTTTGCGCTGCGATGCGCTCGGGCAGATGTTGAATGTTCGCCTTGATGTAACGGCGTAACCTGCTGGTCTCTATTATAACAAACGCCGATGGCGAAAACAAATACACCCACCACCGTGCTTTGGTCACAGCGATACCTGACGGTTTCCATCCACTGTTGTGCGGGTTCTGTTCAAACTCAACAAAGATACGACCATTACGATACCTGTCGTACTTCACTTCGAATGAACCGTTACTTAAGTCAGCAAGAAATGTTTTAACAATCTCTTCGCCTTCATGTCCGAACGCTAAATCTTTTGTGAAGTCATGCGGGTTGATGTCATGTGACGGTGCATATCCTTCGGTGCGTTCAATCATTCGATGTCGCCAACGGTGCGTTCAACTATAGGTTTCTGTGATTCATACCCACGGTTGATGTATGCGTCCATTGCTTCACGTTCACGCGGTGTTGCACCAACCCATCCGATTGGGTGTTTCAGTCCGTAGATGCGTTCCATTAAACATTCGTATAGTTCACGGGTGATGTCATCCATTACCGTTCATCCTCCACCCATGGTTCAATCTCATCTTCGGGTACATCGGTGGCAATCATAAAGGTATGCCCGTAACGCACATCATATTTGTTGCTTTGAGTACCAACGATGACAGACTCGATAGTGCCTGACTCATCATCAATAATTACTTTGTCGCCTATGTTGAACAGTCTCATCGGTCTAGCATTTCGTCAACATCGCGGGCAAGCATAGGGTAAGTCCTTTGATAATCATTAAAAGCACATATACCATACTCGCGGGTTTTCCATTCATCAGAGTACAAAGCGTTCCCAAGATGTTCTCCCAACTCATGTAAAAGAACTTCCTGTTTATGTATTTGTTTTAATTGCGCATCAATGGTTCTATGTAGTTCCATGTTTGTATAGCGCAAATCTGTGAAACGTTGCAGTAATTTTGTGCGAGTTTGTGGTCTGTACATTAGTATCCTGCTTTCTTCAATAGTTTTAATAGTTCATCCAACCTTAAGACCGCATACTGGTCAGCAGGATTACCGTAACTGCGACGCTTCGCAACCACAATCCCAATCTCAGCACCAGCATTGATACGTTCAACCTCAGCCTCATGTAACCAGCCAGAAAAGTTCAACGTCTTATGGTTCTTACATTCCCAAACTAAACGAGGGTCAGTACCTGTGATGTCGCCCTTATCTAAAGCACCATTCAACGAACGACGCTCAACAAACGGGTACATGTCTTTCAAATAGTTCACTATGAATGTTTCGAAGTTCGTGCCTTTAGCACGTTCCTTAGACACGGGACATTTCCTCCGCCAATAACTGTCGAAACAAAAGACTACGTGACACTCCACGCTTCTCACAAAGTTTCGCAATATGTTCCATCTGAATACTGGTCAACCGCAACGACACCATCTTTGTAGAACGATAGATGCCTGCAGGGTCAACGGTTCGTGTCGCCGCCATTATGCGCCTTCCTTAAATGATTTCAAATCGTTGAACGCTGAACGCAACAACGGAAGATGACTGCTCAATATGATTGCACCTTTGCCCCAGTTCACTTTGGCATTAGCGGCAACAGTTTCAGGTGTGAACCCTGCCTTCTCACAAGCAGAAATGAACTGTTCAATCTGTTCTTGTGATAGCGGTGCATCACCAGCAGGTTCTGCTTTAACTGCTTTGGGTGCTGGTGCAGGTTTAGCGTTGTCATCCCATTCTTGTTTAGTCCACAACGATAGGCAGATACCGAAACGCATTGCAGCGTTACGAAGGAAGTCACCGACAAGTTCTTTGTCTAGTTCCTGTTTGTCTGCACGCACCGAACCAACACCTAGACGGGCTTGTCCGAGGATTGTGAGTTCACCCCACATGGTTGCGATACCGTTCTCAACATGAATTGATGGGCGTCCGTTGTCCCATGCGATAGGAACCCAACGCCATGTTGGGTCAATCTCTAGCAGGATTCGTGTGATGTCTGCGTGTCCCACAAAATCGAGTGACGTTCCACCTTTAGGTAGTTTGCCAACAATCTTTGGGTCTGGCACACCGTATGCGCCCAAGATTTCTTCTAGTTTCATTATCTATCTCCTTTTATGTAGTTAATTGCTTTGATTAATGATGATTCATCTTCCCTAAAAAACCCTAATCCCGCATTGCAATACGAACATAGGATACCTCTTACACACTTGCCGCAACTTTTTTTACCAGGGCAACATTGGTGGTCATGGTCAACTGCAAGTTTACGCAATGAACCTCCGACCAAAGCAACTTCTTCCTTACAGCAAATTGCACACACCCCGTTTTGTTGGTCAAGTATTTCTGAGTAACGTGCCAACGAAATCCCAAACATACGTTCAAGCCTTCCATTAGTGAACTTATCTGGGTTTTCTTTTCTCCATTTATTTGTCTTGGTATCATGGCATTTTTTGCATAATGTCATGTAGCCAGACCTCTTGGTTCCTTTTTTATAAAACTCAATTAACGGTTTGTCGATTTCACAAAGGCTACAAGTTTTCAACTTCTCTCACCCTTGAGTAATAGTGTTCTGTTGGTTACTTGCTTACTATATTTTTCTGTAAGAGCAGGCTCATTCATCTTCAACGACTTAATATCCAACGAAGCCCACGACTTACCCTTCCATGTTGCAATGATTGTTCCATCGACAGTAGCAACTTCGTTCGGTCCAATCAAATCGCACAGTTCTGCTTTCAACCTGTCCTCAATTTCGCCATACGATTTCAGTTCTGATTTCACATGCTTCAGTTGTGCAACCAACTCTTTAGCCGTATGCGGAAGTTCAATAGACGTAGGTGCAGGCTTCTGGTAACGAGCGGTAATAGTTTCATAAGACCAATGGACTCCTTCTGGGGTCATACCCAAATCAATTGCGGTTAACCATTTGGCAACCTTCTCACAGTGTTCTTCAATCTCACCATCGCTGATGATTTGCTCATAGATATGAAGCACCATTGTTGAGTCAAACACAGCCCACGTAATTTGTCTTACGTCAGAACAGATGGCTTGCTGGATGCCTTGAATACGCCAGTAATCAGGTAGTTCGCCTTGCCATTCACGGTTCATCGTTTTGATTTCCAACACCTTACGTTCGGTATCAGATTCAAAGAATCCATCTAAAGTAGAAATCATCCTTGCACCGTCATCTGTTTCAGCAACAAACATTTCTTCAGGGGTGATGTAATCGATACCTGTTTTATCTCTAGCCCATTCCAATACGAACGGTTCCAAACGGTTGCCGCGTTCCATTGCAGGGTTCGGAGGGATAGGTGCAGGGGGTACATCACCTAACAGTTCCGCAGCATATTTGTCTGCTGGCACAAACGGATGTAGCCCGTAGATTGCGGCTACTGCTGACGCTGATACTCGTTTACGTTTCTGATTATCCCAGAAGCGTATGTCTAACCAGTCTTGCTCGCCGTGGGTTGGTTTTGTTACACGATGACGTGTGATTTGCATGTGTTCCCTTTCGTAGTGGTTCCTTCATGTATCACCATACATGGGTATCACACCCGTGTCAAGGACTATCCCAAGATTTTTATTGACCGCACCATCCCAGCAGGAATATGGATTGCGTGGATACCTTCACCCTTACATAACGTCTGCCACAAATTCACGTGGTCTTTCTTTGAACCTGCATCACCAACAGCAACCATGAAACCTAAACTTGCAACAATACATTCACCGTCATCTTCGTACTCGTCCATGTCGAGCCAGCCACCATCGGAAAGATGTGTGTCAGCCCAGTGGACTAACACCATTGGTGGTTCAGTCTTCGTAAGTGGGTTCGGTGTCATGTTCCCCTCGTTCTTTACAGATAGCACAGTACTTGCCTTCGGCATACAACCAACTGATATTGCAGTCGGGGCAGGTCAGCCAGTCTTGTTGAGACATGGGTTTAGTCTAGTGAACTTCCAGCCATCTGGAGGGTTTTAGCGTCCTCAACTATGAGACGGTCTAACGCTCTGAGTGCGGTAAAGAATTCGTCTTCTTCAGGGCGGGAAACCCTTGCTGTTACAAGGAATTTGCGGATTGTGTATAACGTTTCGCGTGTCATAGGACCAGCAAATATAGCCGAACTTGCAACTGTTATTCGGTTACTTTTTGTGGTTTTCTAGATGCTCCGAAAGTTTGTCATTAACCTTATCTATCTTGTCTTCGGTACGGTAAATCGTTTTGTGCATGCCCCTCAAAATCCCTTGCACTGTGGCGTGGTCGGCACGGTTTTCTTTAGCGAACTTTGTTACAACTACTGTTAGCAGACCGAAAGCACCAGCAATAGCAGCAGCGAGAACACTAGCCCAACCAGCATCCATGTCATACGGCTTTCGCAGCAACGAAGGCTGCAACCGCAGGAGGGACTTGGTTTCCTTGGGTGTAGCGGATGTGCCACGGCTCCGACTGAACTTCATGTGAGAAGCCGAATAGATGTTCATTGGCTAGCATCCATGCAAGTCTAGGTCCTGATGCTGTAGCCACATCAACGGCAATCCCGAGGTTATGCTGCGATTTGCCTGGTGTTGCCAAACATGCCATACCTTTTTTTAGATACCATTTCTTGCCTTCGAAGGTGCGTGTGTCGGGGTTGCCTGTTGGTTCTAGTTGGTACCGTTGGAAGAACGCTTTGGTTTGGGATTCGAGTGTGCGATATGTGTCGCCTGCTGATGTCGGTGTCAGTTTGATACCAGCCTTATCAGCGGCGTCAACCATTGCTTCCCAAGCGTCAGCAGCACAATGATGCAACGTGCCACCAACAGTTTTGCGTAACTGGTCAGCAGTTAGTTTGCCTGCAACCGCAGTCTTTAGATGGTCGCAAAGTTTTACGGGTACAACAGGGTACGCCACAGGTTTACTTTTCGACTTTTGCGCCGAACGCACTGTTGATTTCTTCCATTGTGAGTTTGCCATCAAGCGATGACTGAGCAAGTTTCTGAATAACGGTGGCACATGCAGCGAAACCAGCAAGCACAGCCGACTTCCAAATCTCTAATTCAGGGGCAATGACAGCAGAACCGCCGACGATTGCTAGTGCTGAGGACAGGAACACTGCCACGATACGACCTGCGATGTCTTGTGCTTTTTTCATTCTGATTCCTTTGTGCTGAGAGTTAATGCTGCGTGTAACACTAATGATACACCAACCACCCATATAGCCTGTTTTAAGGTTGGACCTGACAGGGTGATGAGGACTAGTCCTGTGCCTGCGTATGTCCAGGCGTTGTCTTTGATGAGGTTGGAGAGGCGTTTCATTTCTGTCTTATCTTACTACCTGCTGCTGTGAGGGTTGCCCCCGCTGCGATGGCGATGAGGGTTCGTCGTTCTCCTACTGGAACATTGGAACCTGTTGGCACGTAGTCGTCAAATCCTCCGAAGATGTCTATCGTTGATTCAAAGGCTTCTTGTACGGCGAGAGGGGCGTTTTGGATTGCTTCTGTGAGTTCGGCTATCTGGGTTTCGTCTAGTTGTTGGACTTCGATGGTTTCAAAGATTTCTGTGGCTTGTTCTTCGGTGATGACAGCCAACACATCAGGGTTGGTGGCGAGTTCTTCGGCTTGGTCGGCTGTTACTTCGGTGGCGAGGAGTTGCTCGATGAGGGCTACGGCTTCTTCTTCGTTGAGTTCACCAAGTGCTTCTATGGCTGTGTCGAATTGTTCTTCGGTGAGTGGTTCGCCACTGTCCACAGCGTCTAGGAGGGCTTCTGCTAGTTCGGCTGGTATTTCCTCGGTTACATCTATTGGGAGCGTCTCAGGCGTTTCTGGTGCGTCTGGCAGGGTGTCTGGTGGCAAGGTGTCAGGAACCGTGGTATCAGGAACGGTGGTATCGGGGATGGTGGTGTCGGGAACGGTGGTGTCGGGAACCGTTGTCGTTTCCAACACTGTTGTTGAAGGTTCAGGAACCGTTGTTGTCGGCTCTGGCACTGTCGTGTCTGGTGGCAGTGTGGTCGTTGTTTGAAGTGTCGTAGTAGTCGATTCTTCTACCACAGGCACAGTCGTAGAGGGTGCAATAGTAGAAGTGGTCGTCGTTGTACTCGTGGATGTTGTTGTGGTGTCCCATGATGGCTCCGTCAAAAATGCTTCGTCAGGCACAATCACCCAACCTGTGTTATCAATGTTCCAAGCCAACATTACACATGTTCCCCCACCGTTCTCGTACATCCACAAGTCAAGCGGCTGGTTGCCTGCACTAATGTCTATCTGTCCTGACTCCATCCACGTGCAACCTTGGTCGCCCCAGTTGCCCCACTCATGGGTACCTATTTTGATGGTGCCACCGTCGTCGGTAGCCAACCAAAACTCGATGGTGTCATGCTCAGGAATAATAATGGTGCCAGTCATATGAACCATGAACAGGTCGTTTGTGCAGTCAAGGTACGGTTCACCGTCGTATGAACGGTTGATGTTGTTTTCCACTTCACTACCGCATTCGGTATAGATGAGGTCGGACATCACTGGTGGTATCTCGGTGATGGTGTAGTAGCGGGCTTGTAACCCTGGTTGTGATTGTGCGTTAGCGGTTGGTGCGAACAATGCCAAGATTGCTACAGGGGCAAATATCAGCCAACGGCTAGACCGCATCTCTAAACGTAGTCGTGTTTAATGATGTAGTTCACAGAAACAAACGGCTGATTATAAGCATCTCCGCTACCTGTAGATGCGTTAGTCATAGTGACAGTTGTTCCAGCAGTGATGCCTGTGCTTGCAGCAGTACTTGAACCAGTGTGAGTGTGTGAACCGTCGCCACCAACAGCAGTTGTCGTATAACTTGCTACCAATAGACCAGACGAATCGGCAGCGTTTTGAACGTTGAACACGGAATTGTCAGTAAATTGGTAATCGTGCGCGTGTGTACCAGCACCAGAAACAGTAATAGTATGGCTGTGCGAAGGGTCAGTAATTGTCGTTGCAGCCGTAGCAGTATTTGCATGAGAATGGCTTGGCAAGTTTCCTGTAGTAATAGTTGTCGAACCACCAGTACCCAACAAAGTGCTACCCGTACCTGCCGCTGTTTTACCTAAAGCAAAACGACCCTTCAAATCAGGAGTAGTAGCACAAAGCGCATAAAGTTCAGGGTGAGTACCAGACACAACAGCAGTACCATCACACAAAATCCAACCAGTAGGAGCAGTCGCACCAGCATAAGCACTAATAGTTCCAACAGGACAAAGAACCTTCAACAACGTCAAAGCCAAATCACCCTGCACAATAGTTGCATCAAGAATTTTGGCTGAAGTCACAGCACCAGTAGCAATACCATCAGCAGTAACCTGACCCCATTCAGGGGCTGTAGCACCAGAGTTTACTTTCAACACTTGAGCAGCCGTACCAACAACAAGTTCAGTAAAAGTACCTGGCGTTCCCGAACCCTGATATACAACAGACCCAGCGTTAGCGTATTTAGATACCAACTCGTTAGACTGATTTGCTTCTAACGCCGTAAACACAGGATAAATAACAGCACCTTGTTCATGTTGACGGTCAGTAGTGCCATCAGCGCCACGACCAGCAGAAGACGCACCCCATGTAGAAGTAGCAGCAGGGTCGACAACCGTAAGAGTGGTAGCAGTGCTGTACTTAACACAAATCTTTTCTTCCTTAGCAGTACCAGGGTCAACTACAACGAAGAAAGGTTCAGCATCGGTAGAGAAACCAGACATGGCAACAGCCAAAGTGATGTTAGTTGCCGCAGCGTTAAGTGTTGTTCCAAGGGTATTGGATACAGGCGCACCTCGATACGACCTTCTGCTTTTACCATTAACTGCCATAAAACTCCTAGTTTTCGACTGACCGCAAGGTTACTACAAGCGTACCCTCAAATGCCCAACTGTTACCCGAAGAATCTACAGGCTGCCAAACAATATCTTCAAGAATAACATTATGCGTGAAAGAACCTATCTGTAGGGTAATAATCCGAGGGGATTCAATCAGCCCATCAAAAAAGGTTTGCTCCTCGTCAACATCAAAATAGTATTCTTTCCCTCTTACCGTTACCGACTTATGCAAAAGGACAGGGACAGAAAAAACTTGCGAACGGAAAGGGGCAGCGTAGGCTCTAGCCATCCAACGAGTAAAGGTTGGTCCTGTTGTGGCAGTGCTTCTTTCTAATACAAACTTAAAACTTGCTTCAATTGCTTTAGAGTCTGACCCGTCAAACGAGTTTTCAGTATCGTTAGCCTCAGCCCATGTGCCTGCTGGTTCGTATGCGCCATCATCAATTTTCAAGTATGAAGTGATAGACCCAACCAAAGGGGTAGAACGTGTGTCTATTTTGGCGATGAACTTGCGGTCTGGAATTCCCCAACGCCATGACCCTGTTTCTATTTCTCCTGAAGCAACAAGGTTAGCGGAGTCTTCAACGATGATACCCACCCCGCTCAATGCAAACATACGTTTTGTGGCGAACGGTGTTACTGGGTCGTCAAACACAACAACACTGTTGACAGCAGCGGTAGAGGTGTGCATGAGGTCCGTAGCAAACGCTGGGGTATTAGGTGCGATAAACACGGACAGGTCTAACGCTCCCAATCCACTCGATATTCCGTCATAGTTTGTCCATGTAAAATATGCAAACCTGTCATTTGACGCAAACTTTTGTACTGCACCTGATGTCGGAATTAGTTGTCCTGCTATAAGACTTGCATTTGTATCTGTTGAACAGTAACGGACACCCCTGTTTGTACCAACAAGAATTGACCCAAGGTACCCACTGATTGCTGTCACCACTTCACCTGTTGGCAGTTCAAGAGCAACCACACCCGTATCCAAAGTACCGTCTGCTTTAATAGTGATTTTGTAAATAAGGGATTTCTTCCCTGAGAACCCTGCCGCGTACACAGCATTTTGTCCTGTGGCTACACCAACAAAACGGAACTCCGTATCGTCAGGTTGAATAACATGTGATTTAGTACCAGTATCACTAATCACATGAAGGTCGTGGTCGTGCGCTCCAAACATATAGTTCTTAGCAAACCCAAGCATGTAATAAGAATCAGAACTGCTAGAAGAAAATCTAGTATTTGAAATAAGAGCAGGGTCAACAGAAGGGATTACTTGTCTTATGCCATCAGCAGGGTAAGCCAAATAAACTTTATTGCCGTCGGTAGCCATAGCAGCAACCGTTCCTGTAGGTGCTGCGGTACCACCAGCAGTGTCAACAACAGCAGTCCATGTAGGACTAGCCGCATATGGATTGGTAGTGAATTTGACGTCGCCATCCAACGCAACATAAACACGGGTTCCACAAACAACCATGTGCTGTGTAGTAGAAGCATTCGACAACGAAACTTTAGTTGCGTTATGCAAACTCAACTGCCCCTTAACCCAAGGGTTCACACCTTTAGATTTGTAAAACCTAAACGGCGCAGAATCATTCATGTCTGCATAGGTTTGCCCCGCACCACTATGCCAAGAATCCTGACCACGCCTCCACAAACCACCAGGGTTAATAGCACCCTCACCAGGGCTAGTGGAATCATCCGTAGAATCACGAACACGTTGCTCGTAACCCCGTTGAAACTTCCCTGATTTTTGGTCAACCATGAACGGGCGACCATCAATAGCAACAGGAAAAACATTAGGAACAAGTGAAGATACTGCCGTACCTGAATAGAAAGGAGGTGTCCCAAAATACGGTAAGGTAAATGTTGTTACCGACACCGTTTAATCCTTCGATAGAAAAGTTGGGTACGCCCTCGAAAGTCTTGCTGCTTCAGCCTGAATACGGTCACGACGCAAACGTTGCAACTGACTAAAACTGTTTCCAATAGCCCCAGAAGAAACTTCCTCTGCTCTACGGGTGTCACCTTGGGATTCAGTGAAGTTGCGTTTCATTTCGCGTGGAGACATCAAACGAATCTGTGTACCCAAAGCAAGAATATCTGTAAGAGTTTCCTGCACACCACCCGTGCTGTTTACATCCACCGACTCAGTTGCCGCAGTCGCGTACGGTGCTTTGTATACGACACGTAACCTGCCAGGGAACACCCCTTGGTCGAAACGGATTGCGAACCCTGAAGCAAAGTCATCTGTTGGAAGGTCACGTACAAGACGTACCTTACGTGCTATCGGATAATCGTCAGTCATATATCGAACTGACACTTGCACAAGGTCAATGATGGCTGTGACACCTGTCAAGTTAACCATCACATCTGAACCGTTGTAATCGATGTTCATTGTTTTGATTTGGAACAAGCCGTGCATTGGTGAAGACAAGTCAGAGATTTCGTCGTTCAACGCTTCAAGGCATTGCGCTCTAGGGAACCGTGGGCTAACAGTAACAATCGCACCAGCAGTATGTGCTGCAGCAGTAGTCCCGTTGTATCCGCGTTGCACTTCTAAAGTTTTGGCGCCAGCATCAGCAGACCAAACGTAAAACAGTTCTGAATCTATTTCAAAAACTTGTCCAACACTCAATCCATCCAATGAGTACGTGACAGTAACACTGGTGCCACTGCTGGTAATAGTTGAAGCCAGTTTGTTGCGAGCCTCAACCGTTCCAGACAGTAGTTGCCGCAACGTCCTATCAATGACGGTTGCTGCTGTGGTCATTTACTTCTTTTTCTTAGCCTTCATTTTGGACTTGTCCATCTTCATCGGCTTACCAGTTTTCTTGGCTTCTGCTTTCGCCATTGCCATACCTTTTGCACCGTAACCGAATTCTTTTTTTCCGACCATTGGCATAACTTTTCCTTTCAAGGTTGAGACGAACAGATTACCACGAACTAGCAATCCCATTTACGTAAAGCCAAAGCCTTACGAGTCGGTCTGCCTTTCTCATCTTTCATCGGACCTGGCATACCACCCATCCGTGCACAAAACGATTTACGGCGAGCAGCCGCTTTAGGAGAAGCCTTTGCTTGGGCAGCAGAAACAGGTGGCTTCAAGTTCATACCCTGTGCTTTAGCGGAGGCTCGACCTTTAGCGTTTAACCCGCCAGCAGGGTTCTTGCCTTCTTTGCGTGTCCAAGCAGCAGTCTTAGCCATTACTTTTTCTTCGCTGCGTTCATATTATCAATCAGATTAGGGTACGGGCGACCAGCCGCTTTAGCCGAAGCCTTCGCAGCAGCCTTCTTCTTAGGAGACAGTTTCACAGATTTCTTCTTAGGATTAGGTGTATCCCACACTGGTTTAGATTTCATTATGCCAAAACTCCTGATTCTTTTAGTACGTTCCTGACATTCAACACTACAGTATACATTTCCCCTGGAACCATCTTCACAGTATGACTACCAATGGTGGCGTGAACACGCCGTGACACCTGTATCTCACATGTAGGTTCCAATGGCATCCAATCATCTGGTACCTGTTTCCCAGAAGGTTTAACAATTTGTAGTAACTGGTCGGCGGCTGTACCCCAGTTGAACGCCGCTGTTTGTGGGGCTGTCAGGTTTGCCTGACGACGATACTTGTCACGGTTCGCATACAAATCTTTAATGGCTTCAGCGAGTGCTTCAGGGTCAGGTTCATCCCAATCACCCATGTCCTGCCAAACACCTTTAGCAGTAGGAACACTAGTGGTAGGTATCCGATGGGTGGCAAGGTTGGAGAACTCTCGATGACCATGAGCATCAGAAAGAATCGTTGGGACACCAGCAGAGATTGCTTGTAACGGCATTAACCCAAACCCTTCGCCACGTGAAACAGATATAAACCCGTGCATAGAGCGAACCAAATCACGTTCCTGCTCCACAGTCAACCAGTCACGATGCACCACCACATTCGGATACTCCAAATCTTTCGGTGCGAACAGATGCGGCGGAACAATTTTGATATGTAACTCTGCGTCAGGTAACTGCAACTTGTTAAACACCTCTAACACCACATCCATACCTTTGCGATACCATTCCGAACCCCCGCACATGATACGGAACTTGCCATCAGGTTTATCTTCCGAAGGGAACCACATACCACGGTCAACACCTAACGGAATCATATGCACATCATCATGGAATTGTGAGAACAGTTCCCAGTTATGCAACGAAGGAACAATTACCTTACTAAAGTTTTGTAGATAGTCAGAGAACTCTGGTGGCAACCAATTCGTTTCCCACATAGTCAACAAATGCGGCACCTGCGTACGCTGCCAACCTTTAATCAGGTTCGGTCTTAAAGCAAAAACAACATGTTCAGCATCTTCAACAAGTGTTACCTTTTCCGATAACGCATTACGCAGTCCGACAACCATTTTGCCGTAACCCACTTTTTCGATGTTGACACCAACAAGGTTCAGATAGTTGGAAGTATCCCTGTTTCCACTTGCCATCCTTCTTGCGCTCTTTTCTCTACGTTGGCAGCACCATCAATCTTCTTCGGTTGTAAACCATCCGCACGAAGACGTTTGTATGCTGGCATATCTTTGTTCCAGTTACGTTCTGTTGTATTGATTTCTGCCACCTTACTCCCACGACTGGTAGTGGTGTTGACACCCATACGAACCCCTGCAACACGGCAACCAAAGCATCCTTCGACATCTAGGTCGGGATGTGTTTCTTGATGTTTCACGAAATGTATGCTCCGTATCCTGCGGCTGTTAACGATGCTACCTCGGTGGCATCAATCTCAATGTCATGCCCACCGTAATAGGTTTTGGATATAACAGCAAACGTTGAAGGCTGGTTATCTGTGTATGACCCATCTGTTAAAAGATATATGTTACGACCCCTGGCAGATGGTGTGATTCGATTACCTAAACGGTTAGCCATCCGTTCCTCTTTAGAAAGTTGTCCCTGATTGTAAACACTGGAAATGATTACTGGTACAACAAAGTCATCGGTTGGTGGTCTAAAAGTTGCCATCAGGTTATGCTCGCTCCGTATCCCGCTGCTGTCAATTCTGCTATTTCAGTAGCATCCAAAAAGTTATCATGCCCACCGTAGTACACCTTGACTATGCGTTCAGGCATACGAGGGTCAGTTATCTGGTATGAGCCATCGGTAAGTTTGAACAGGTTGTATTGGCGTATACCTTGTGGTACGAAAGAGAACAGTCGGTCAGCACCAGATGTGCCGAGGCGTTCAGCA